CAATGCTGCCATTTCAATAAATGGAGCATTAGTCCCTTTCTTAATGCTTCGTGTAGGATTAAATTCAATAATTTCACTAAGCATCATATCCAAGTCCTCCCAACTGTTTTTTTATTTCAGCTTCAAGCAATGCTCCTTCTTTCAAATATAATTTAAGGTCGGCAGTTAAGCGACTCATCTTTTTATAAGAGAAAAAACAAAAAGTACAATCACAAACTCATAAAAGATTGATAATTAATTAATAATAAATTTGGAGTGAAAAACAAATTGTACATTTACTTTAATTATGCTTATATTATTAACATATAAAGGCCGCACAAACGAATGATTAGTTTAATTAGTGCTTAATACCCGTTTAAACGGCACGTAAAAGCCTATTAAATAAGGATAGAACGATAATACAACCGAATGATACAAGCCTCTGAAATGGGGCTTTTTTTATGCCTAAAACTACCGATCTAGGGGGTGATGGTAAATGTACAATTTGATGAAAAAACGGCATTGGGTATTCGAATGGGTATTCAAATGGGTATTCAAAAACAAGTAAAATTTATGCTTTAAATGCACGCTTAATGACAAATAAACATGTAAACTCGGTTAAATATGCGTTTAAACTACCCCTTAATGCAGTATAACAGCATTAAAAAAGCGACCTAAGTCGCTTATATATAGAAAAATACAAATTATTATGTACAAATAGAGCCTACCTGCCTATTATATATGGATTTATGGCTTTGGTTCTGCTGCAATGCTGCTACCCATTTTTGGTATTTTATATGTTGCCTTTTTAGGCATATTCTCTATTGTTTTTTCGAGTTCTTCAATTTTATTCTTCAATAAGCTATTTTCTCCTGCTATTGCTTCGTATCGATCTAAAATAAATCCGAGAGAAGTTGCATCTGTGATTTTATGTTGAATATTTACCGGTCCATCTACTATTTTATTATTTTTTTCATTTTCAGCTCCTTTTATCATTGGTTCTATACCTCTTAAAATCCATTCCGCACTATAATTGGGATAATTATCGGCTATAATTTGCACCCATTTTGACTGAATATCCGTATTATTTGCAATAGCGCGGGATAATACTCCCTTACTAGCACCAATAAGTCTCTCTAATGCTCCTATAGAAACATTCTCATTATCAGCTATTTTTGCAATTCGTAAAATAATATTTTCCATTATGTTGAAAATAATCCCATTTTTATTTGCAAGTGTTGAAAATTATCCCTTAATTTGCAAAGTATTTTAAACCGTTTTAATTTGAAACACGCAAATATATAAAAAGTTCATCAATAAAAATAATATGGAAAAACAAAAAGAAATTTTGATTGATCCCGGTAAAAGAAAAGACCTATTAAAACATGGAAGTTATCCAACAATAAAAAAGGCTTTATTCGGAGAGGCAAATACTCCACAAAAAATCAAAATAAGATTAGAGGCAATTAAACTAGGTGGTATGATTAAACCGGATGATGAATTATGAAAAAATTAATTTACTGTTTTTTCGAAAATATGTTGGTTAAACCAATAGGTGATAAAATTAGTAAGTACGGTTTATTGATTTGTACAATTCTATTTTTCGGACAATTGGTTTTGAGAGCTTACCTAAAAGCTTAAGTGGTTTTTAAACGATTTATAAAAAGTACAACTATGCAATATTATAATAACACACTCACGGTAGAGGCAGGTTGGTTGATTGATGAAGGTATTATTACTGATGTCAATTATAGAAACCTGACACAACGAAAACAACTTAATGTTATTCGTAGAGGATGTGCAAATACTCCTGCATTGGTACAATATGATAGCATGCCCGAACGATTTAAGCGTGCGATAGTGGATAAGGTTGGATGTGATCCGTACAAAGTAGTGGCAGTTAACCAGGTTCAAAGCCATATTACTGAAAATGTAAAGGCGATGGATTTTTTTGAAACATACAAACTTAGTGACGGTAGATTTTTACCACCGGTTGTACGACGAGAGTATTACGCTAATGCCATAGTGCTTGATGCGATACATGCAATGATTATTAGCAAAAAAGCAAAGCATAGCGCCCTGGGGCATAAAACTACCCGCGCATGGGACCAGATAGCGGAAGCGGTTCAAGAACTCGACCGCACAAAGTTTCCTCACTCGCTACCGGCAAACCCCCGCAGACTTGAAGACAAGTATAAAAAGTATTTGAAAGATGGCGTTGAGATGCTTATTCACAAGAATTATTGCAATAAGAATTCGGCAAAAATTGAAAGCGATGTGAAAGAGTCTGTTTTATCTGAACTACTAGCTGACCCACGAAATTTTGATAATGCTAAGGTAAGAACTAACTACAACATTTTTGCTGAATTGATAGGAGCAAAAAAAATAACAAGCGATGCAGTAGCATTTTGGAGGGATAAATTAGATGTAAATATATTTGCAGGCCGTAGAGGTGCAGTGGCATTCTCAAATAAAAAAGCAATGCAGGTAAAACGTTCGGCACCGAGTTGCCCGCTCTATTATTGGACAATGGACGGTTGGGATGTGGAATTACTCTTCCAACGAACTGAAGTGAAAGCGAAAACCGGATATTCAACGACCACTTATCACCATAGACCAACTGTAGTAGTGATTTTGGATGCATTCAATAAATATCCGGTGGGATATGCGATAGGAATACATGAAAGCCCGGACTTGATACGGTTAGCAATGAGAAATGCTGCACAACATACCAAGGAGCTATTTGGAACGATGTATCGCACTCACCAGGTACAGAGTGATAGGTATCAGATAAAGAACCTGACACCATTTTACGAAACGATGGCCGATAAGAGTACACCTGCTAAAGCAAAGAACGCAAAATCAAAAATCATTGAACCTTACTTCAAGCATTTGAACCGCGATTATTGCCAACTAGAACCAAACTGGGCAGGATGGGGTATTACCTCGAAAAAAGATAGTCAGCCGAACGATGAGTTCCTGCAAAAATACAAAAAGAATTTCCCGAACTACGAAGAGGTTTGCCAAATGGTAGTTGATATAATCGAAAAAGAGCGCGCACTGAAACTTGAACAGTATATGCAAAAGTGGGGTGAAATGCCCGAAGCTGATAAAATTGAGTTTAAAGTTGAGAATTACCTGAATGCATTTGGCGAAGTGCTTACACATTCAAGAACCGGAAAGGAAACAACGGCAATGATTCAGCATAATGCTATAACAATAACAATAAACGGCATTAAACGCGAATATGATTGCTTTGATCTAGAATTTAGAGATCACTATAGTACTCAATGGCGATTTAAGTACGATCCGAATGATGCGACTAAGGTATTGGCCATAAACAGAGATGAAACGCTTCAATTCTTACTCGAAGAGAAATACATTCAGCCAATGGCTTTGAAAGATAGAAAAGTTGGCGATAGTGGCGAGTTGCAACGAGTGAGAGAGTTTAATTCCAGTTTGGAAAAACAATCGACTGATTTTAGAGCTCAAAACATTGAAAAGATGGCAAGTGTAATGCCTCTAATGTTGCAGAACGATACGCTTAAAAAACTTATGATTACCGATAGTCATGGACAACATAAGGACCGTAGAAATGACGACCGACGAGTGACAGCAAAAGCATCTCCACAAAAGGAATTGAAAAGCCGGGCAGTGGATGTTGAGGATGAGGAAATTGATTTTAGAAGTTTATACTAATACTAACATGGTAATTGAATTTTACCATACAAAAAAAATACGAAAATGAATAGAATTAAAAAAGAAGTAATTGTAAATGCCCTTTGGGAGTATTGCGAACGATATGGTAGTCAGAGTAAAGCAGCAAAAAGTTTAAAGGATGTAAGTGCTGCAACTATCAGCCAAATGCTTAATGAAAATTGGGGTTTGATACGCGATGAAATGTGGAGGTCGGTTGCTTCGCAAATAGGGGTTAAACTTAAAGAATGGGAGCAGGTAGATACGGCAGACCACAAGCTTATGACTTCGATTTTGGAGGATGCAAAAGAAAATAGCCTGGTAATGGCTATATGCGGTCAGGCAGGAAGCGGTAAAAGTTTTACAATTGACCATTTTCGCAGTAGAAACAAAAATGTATTCGCCCTGAAATGTAATAGCTTTTGGAATAAGAAAACATTTTTAGCAGAGATACTCAAAGAGATGGGTATTGAATACAGGGGATTGACCGAAAGCGATATGATGTCAGAGGCAATTCACAGTATTATTAAACTTGAAAATCCTCTTTTGATTTTTGACGAAGCCGATAAATTAAGCGATGCCTCTCTTTACCTTTTCATTTCGCTGTATAACGCTATTGAAGATGAATGCGGAATTATACTCTGCGCTACCAAACACCTCGAAAAAAGCTTGCTACGTGGCGTATCGCTTAATAAAAAAGGGTACAACGAAATTTGGAGTCGTATTGGTCGCAGATGTATTTCATTGAGAGGTGTAACAGCTGCTGATATAGTGGGAATATGCGAAAGTAATGGAGTTACAGACCAACGATCAATACAGGCAGTAATTGCAGACTCGGAAAGTGATCTGAGACGTGTGAAGCGAAAAATATATGCCATTAAAAAGAGTCGGACTGCTCACATTGGTGAAGTACGGGTTTCAAATGAGGATTAAATGGCGATTAAAAGAGCTTTAACGGCTAAGGATGTAATGAATTACAAACCTCACTTATTGAACTTTGAAAGTGATTGGTTGGATTTAATAGGAAAGCCGGAACTAACGGGTACTTGGTTGATATGGGGTAATTCGGCAAACGGTAAAACACGATTTGCATTACAACTAGCAAAGTACATGAGCAAATTTGCGCGAGTGGCGTATAATTCATTGGAGGAAGGTTTAAGCCAGTCGATGAAAGCAGCTATAAGCGATGTAGGTATGATGGATGCAAAGGGTTTTTTGCTCCTGGACAAAGAGCCAATAAACGAATTGACTGAACGACTTAGGAAGCGTAAAAGCCCGGATGTGATCATCATTGATTCGCTCCAATATACCGGAATGAATTATTGCGATTACAAAAAGCTAAAGGACGAATTCAGAAATAAGCTTTTCATTTTTGTGAGCCATGCCGATGGGCGTGAACCAAAAGGACAAGTGGGTAAGTCGATACGATACGATGCTTTTGTAAAGATAATGGTTGCCGGATATATGGCAAAAGCTGAAAGCCGGTACGGTGGCGATAAAGATAGTCAGTATGTAGTTTGGCAAAAGGGATATGACAGTTTTTACGCTTGCGAAAAAGTTGGAAATAAATAATTAAAAAAACATACGGATATGAAAACGATTATGGACGTAGAACAAAAAAGATTGCTAAAGAAGTTTCACACGCTTCTTGGTTTAGCCGGAATTGATAATGAAGGTAAGTTATTGCTGTTGGCACAATACGGTGTAGAGAGCAGCAAAGATTTATCGCCTTACGATTTATTAGAATTGTGCAATAAGCTGCAATTGCAATCTGACCCACAACTGGCTGCACTGGATAAAGCCCGCAAACGCCTGATAGCTTCTATATGTGGATGGCGTGTGAGCATGGGTGCCACACCTTCGGTAATTGAAGCTAAAAAGATAGCATGCCATGCAGCCTCGGTGAAAGACTTCAATCAAATAACTCAGGAGCGACTGCGAAGCCTATACAGTGCTTTCG